CGGGACATCCGCACGATTGAACAGTCTGAACTGCAGGAACTGCAGCAGGATGCAGTGGAACACGGATTGCCGCAGGAGGAAAGGCTGAAAAATCTGCTGGATAAGGTCCGAAATCCTTACTGCTATCTGGACAATGGAATTATTGTAAAGCTGAATTTTGCACCAAGAGGGAGCAGCACACTGTCTGAGCGCATTGGCAGGTGCTTTCAGTCTGCCAGCTGAAAAGGCAGAGAAACTTTCGGCAAGCTGCTGAAAAAACACGCAGAAAAATTTCACACTTTAATGCGATAAAGCACTGGACAAAAGATGATGATTCTGGTAAGCTGTTTGTGGGTAAGAAAATAGGAATGTGCCAACTGAGCAGAACTTGCTCGGTAGGCTTGTTCTACATAGAAAATGTGGAGCCTTTCGCTTCTCTGACGAACAGTATTGCCGATTCGTTAAGGAGGTGGAAGGCTTTTGTTATACCCTGATATCAATTCGCAAAAGAAAACACAGCAAACAAGATACCGCACAGCATTATATCTGCGCCTGTCCCGTGAGGATGGTGATAAGACAGAGAGCGACAGCGTTGCAAACCAGCGCACCTTGCTTGAAGCCTATGCCGCAGACCACCCGGAACTGTGCATTGTGGACGAGTTTGTGGATGATGGTTACTCCGGCTCGAACTTTGAACGGCCTGCGTTCCAAAACCTGTTCAGGGAACTGGAGCAGGGGACCATCAACTGTGTTCTGGTGAAAGATCTGTCCCGATTCGGGCGAAACTATATTGAAGTGGGACGTTATCTGGAACGTATTTTCCCGGTCATGCGAGTCCGGCTGATTGCTGTGACAGACAACTATGACAGTCAATCTGCGTGGAAGACCAGCGATTCCATCATGGTCCCGATGCGGAATTTGCTCAACGATGCCTACTGCCGGGATATTTCCGTCAAGATCAAGAGCCAGCTTGCGGTCAAGCGGAAACGCGGCGATTTTGTGGGAAGTTTTGCAACCTATGGATACCAGAAGGACCCCAGCAATCATACCAAGCTGATCGTAGACGAACTGGCAGCAGAAAATGTACAAAGTATTTTTCGCTGGAAGATCAGCGGTATGAGCAATCAGGGCATCGCAGACCGGTTGAATGCAAGAAAGGTACCGTCCCCAGCTGCACGAAAGCTGCAGAGCGGTGCAAAGCTGAGCTTGCATTTCCGCAAGAGCGATGAGCCTCCATGGTCCGCCAAAGCAGTGGACCGCATCCTGCACAATGAGGTCTATACTGGGAAACTGGTGCAGGGAAAGACTCGGCGACTGGACTATCGCTCCAAAAAGAAAATGAACGTGCCGATGAGGGACTGGGTAATCGTGGACAACACCCATGAAGCAATCATTCCGGCAGAGCAGTTTGAACTGGTGCAGCGGATTCTGGAAACCGAAACTCGCAGGCCGAACGATGCCGAAACGGTGGCCCTGTTTGCAGGCTTTCTCTACTGTGGGGACTGCGGCAGTCGGCTGGTTCGCAGGTCGGCCAGCTATAAAGGAAAAAAGTACATTTACTACCAGTGCTCCGGCAGCAAACAGAACAAGGGCAACTGCACGAGCCATAACCTGCGGGATGAAAAGCTCTACAACATCGTGCGGAACGCGCTCCAGATGCAGATCCAGATCGTAATGGAGGAAGCTGAGTTTGTAGAAAGCGTCCGGCAGGCCCGGCAGGAGCCATACCGTGTGCGGCGTATTGAACGGCAGATTCGGCAGCTGACCGCAGAAAAAGCCCATACACAGGGAATTAAGGAAAAGCTGTACGGGGATTATGCAGACGAAATCCTCACACGGGAGGATTTCCTGAACTACAACGAACTGTACAGCAAGCGGATCGAAGAGTATGAGCGAAAAATCACAGAACTGGAAGCAGAACAGCAAAATCTGCAGACTGCTCCAAACGCTTATCCATTTCTGGACGTGTACCGCAAGTATCGGAAACTGGAAGAAATCACTCGCCCGATGGTCGTGGAACTGATTGAGAAAATCGAAGTCTATGAGGGCAATCGGGTGGAAATTACGTTCCGATTCCAGGATGAAATTGCGGACCTGCTGGAAGAACTGCATCAAAAGCAGATGGGGCAGCGTGAAGTGTCTGCTTAAAAGGAGGCTGTGACTTATGGCAAGAGTAAGCAAGAAGGTAAGTGCGGCGCAGCGGGAAGCGGAGAACGCACCGCACCGTATCTGGAAAACTGCAATTTATGCACGGCTGTCCGATTTTGATGATGTGCTTCGGGATGCGGAATCGCTGGAAGTGCAGATTTCTTACATCAAAGAGTATATCAACCACCGGGATGACCTGATGCTGCTGGATGTGTTTGCGGACAAACGGTGCACAGGAACAAATTTTGACCGCCCGGAATTTGAACGGCTGCTGAAAGCACTGCAGGAGCGGAAAGTCAACTGCATTGTGGTAAAGGACTTCTCCCGACTGGGTCGTAATTTCGTGGAAACAGGACAGTATCTGGAACAGGTGTTTCCGCTATTCGGCGTAAGATTTATAGCCATCAACGATAACTATGACAGCCTGAACAGCCAGAGCCGGGATGGGATGCTGGTGCCGATCAAGGGCATGATCAATGAGATGTACTCGAAAGACCTATCCCAGAAGATTCAGTCGTGCTTTCGCTCCAAGGAAGCACGGGGAGAAATCTATACGCTAGTTCCATTCGGCTACAAAAAGGATCAGAAGAATCATTTGATTCTGGATGAGGAAGTCAGCGATGTGGTGATGCAGATTTTTCTCTGGAAAAAATCCGGCAGGAAAGAGCGCGAGATTGCAAAGAAGCTGTCTGCGCAGGGAATCCCAACACCTTTTACACGCCGTTGTCAGTTGGGTTATATGAGAAATACCTCACGGGTAAAGGATCCTGCATGGCAGCCGGCTTTCGTGACAAAGGTTCTGGAAAATCCGGTCTACACGGGAACCATGGTGTATAACCGCATCGCCTACGATGAAACGTATCGAAAAATCGGAGAAAATCCACGGGAAAGCTGGCGCATGGTGCCGGACAGCCACCCGGCGATTATCAGCTGGGAACTGTTTGATGAAGTTTCCGCGTTGCGGGAAGCTGAGCAAGCGGTCAGAGAGGAACGGAAAACATGGTGCAAACAGCGCAGAAAGAACAATCCGAACATTTTCAAAGGCCGGATATTTTGCAAAGAGTGCGGCGAAAAATTGGTTTGCCATTGGCAAAGTGATGGTTTGCTGTATTTTTACTGTAAATTCTGCCATGTTTCCATCTCGGAGAAAGACTTCTGGAACGGCATTAACAAGGAGTCGCATCAGCGGATGGAAGAACACCGTGATTTGCAGAAGCTGGTACGGAAAAGCCCTGGAAAAAGCAAACTCCAATCAAAAGAAATAGCTACAAAACGTGAAATTGAACAGGTGTCAGGCAATATCGTTCGACTGGAATCACAGAAGCGCAGCGGCTACGAGCAGTATGTCCTTGGAAAAATTTCAAAAGAAAAGTTCTTGGAATTGAAGCAGGATGCAGAAAATGAAATTGAGGCATTCAGACAGACAAAAGCTGAAAAAGAGAAAGAACTGGCCATTGTTCAAGAAGAATTGCAGCAGAAAAAGCAAATCGCAGGCAACACAGAGGTTCTTTTAACAGCAGATAATCTGCAGCAGTATGTAAAGAAGATTGAAGTGGATCACAAGAAAAATACTTACACGGAATTTGTGTTCTAACGAAAAAGGAGGACAGACAATGAAAGAAAAAATCTATGATGCCCGGACAGGAATGGAATATGTTTTGGTGGGTGATTATTATCTGCCAGCCTTGAAACTGACACGGACCCGTCCGATTGGCCGCTGGGGGATGCTGCACAAGGCGTACCTGAAACTGCGAAAACCAGCCTATTACCAGAGCTTGCTGCTGAGCGGAAAACTGGATACTGCTTTAGCAAATGTGGAAGAGCAGGCAGTGGAACGATATGAGGTTTTGATCGAGCAGCTGAGCCGGCGGGAGGACGTATCGGAAAAACTGAAAGAAGAAAATCAGATGGAGTGGGTACGCCGTATGAGAAATCTGGAAAATCGTGCAGCAGAAATCGTAAAGGCAGAATTGATCTACACGTTTGAAAGGCGGTGAGCAGCAGATGATCGGAACCTATTACCGGCTTTCTCTTGCGGACGAGGATGTGGGTGCGGATAAGGCCGAAAGCAACAGCATTCAGAGTCAGCGTGGACTGGTAGAGGGGTACATCATGGCTCGCCCGGAACTGGCCGCAGAGCCGCGTCAGGAGTACGTGGACGATGGCTATTCCGGCACATCCACAAGTCGCCCTGCGTTTCAGCGGCTGATTCAAGATGCGCAGGATGGAAAGCTGAAAACGATTATCGTAAAGGACTTTTCCCGGTTTGCCCGTGACTACATCGAAGCAGGCGATTATATGGAGCGGATCTTCCCATTGCTGGGCGTTCGCTTCATCTCCGTCAACGATGGTTATGACAGTGGAATGCAGATCGGAAACGATGTACGCGGACTGGAAGTAGCCATTAAGAACATCATCAACGCATCCTACAGCCGGGACCTTTCTGCCAAAATCGCAGCAGCAGACCATGTGATGCAGAGAAAAGGAATGTATCTCGGAGGATACCGCCCGTTTGGATTCCTGCCGGACCCAAATGACTGCCATAAGCTGATCCTAGACCAGGTGGCCAGCCAGTATGTGCGCCTGATTTTTGAACTGGCATTGCAGGGAAACAGGACGGGGACCATCGCAAAAATCCTGAACGAAAAGCAGATTCCAACCCCGGCAGTGTATCATGTGTCGGAAAACCATGTGTACAGCGAGCAGAAAGCATGGGACTTGCAGCGCAGCCACTGGACAAGCGGAATGGTTTACCATATATTGAAAAATGAGAAGTATAAGGGAACCTACGTGGGCGCGAAATTCATTATGCCTGTTCCGTGCAAACATCGGGTCCTGCGCGCTCCCTTGGAACAGCAGGTACGAATCGAGGACAGCCATGCCGCTATTGTGACCCCAGAAGAATTTGCACAGGCGCAAAAGGTCATTATGCTGCAGCATGGAAATCATCAGGCAGGGAACTACACAAAACGCCAGTATCCGCTGAAGGGAAAGGTCTACTGTGGCTATTGCCGGAAATTGATGAAATATCGTGTTCTCAAGAAACTTGGTCCCTCGTTTAACTGCAGATTTTCAGCCACGGCGGTGGACAGCCCCTGCAAGCGAATCCCAATCTCTGAGGAACTTCTGGAAGAGATCGTCCGAAATGCACTGACAGCGCAAATAAAACAGGCGGAGCATATGCTGGAAATCCTGCACGAACGGGAACGCAAAGCCTTGGTTTGCTTCTCCGCACTGGAACGGCAGGAAGAAAAGCTGAGTGCAGAAAAGGCAGAGATCGTAAAACAGCGCGTTGCACTGTATGAGCAGTATGCAGACGGAAACATGAGCAAGGAAGAATTCATCCGACAGAGAGCGGCTTACCGAGTGCAGGAAGATGAAAGAATGGCGCAAATCCAACGGCTGCGCACTGAAAAAAATCGAATTTTCCAGCCTGTGAAGAAGGATGCCGATAATTTGCAGACTGTCGTAAGTGCCGTAGAAGAATCAGGCGATGTGATGCACTTATCGCAGAATGTGGTAGAAACCTTTATTGACCGCATCGAGGTTTTCAACGATGAGCGCGTGAAAATTCATTTTACATTTGAGGACACATTGAACAGCTATGAGGAAAAGTGATTGCAGCGACTTTTTGAACTAAGGTATATAGCGAGTTTTAGCATTTAAAAACGGAGGCCCACATAAACCACAGACAGCACCCAGGAGAATTCGAGGGTGCGTCTGCAGCTTATACGGGCCGTTTTATTTTGTGCTTTTTACTGCGAAATAATGTTAAACTCCAAGGCTGACAAGAGTGGCCTTTAACTCTTTTGCCATGCGAATAATGACAGTCTGTTCAGTTTCATTACAGTCCAGCAGCAAGCGGTGAAATTCGGAGTTTGCAGAGGAAGAAGAATGTTCAAGACAGTCGAGCAAAAGCTCATCCGCGGAAACGGATAAGGTGTTGGCAATTTCGACAAGAACAGAAATGCTAGGGATTTTTGTTCCATTTTCGATACGGACAATGTGTTCACGGCTACAGTTGATTTTTGCGGCGAGGGCTTCCTGCGACAGATTTGATTTTGAACGGTAGAAGCTGATTCGTTTTCCAAGAGAAGTACAATTTACGGACATATAGTGATCTTCCTTTCAAATGCCCGCATAAGATACTTTAATTATTTGACTTATGGAGAAATGAATCAAGAGGAACCAAAGAGGCAATCTGCATAGAAGTCAGAATTTTTGTCTTTCCCTTCTAGCGGAGATGGCTTCTGAGGCTAAAATGTGACCCAGCAGGTCACATTTTAGGGAACAAGTGACCTGCTGGGTCACAGAAAAAATCATCTGATAAGCGTATAATAAAAGCATGAAATCAAGCTGCGAAAATAAAGTGGGGAAAACGAAATGGAACGGTTGCTGACACTGTATAGCGAAGTTCAGTCAACGGATGTACGGTGGCTGTGGTATCCC